TGATATGGATTGGGCGAACGATGTGGCGGAAGATGACTTTATCGTTATTGAGTGTTTTAGAAAAGTAGATCCTGATACATATACTGATATTTGGGATGACATTTTCTTAAAGAAATATTGTACTCAATTAATTAAAAGGCAATGGGGAGCAAACCTTTCCAAGTTTCAAGGAATCCAGATGCTGGGTGGTGTACAAATGAATGGTGAACAAATATACCAACAAGCAACAGAAGAGATTCAAAAACTGGAAGAACAGATACAACTTGCTTATGAGTTGCCTCCTATGTATCAAATAGGATAAGGCAATGCCAACAAATGTATATTTTGACACAGGAACTGTTAGAGAACAAGAACTCTATGAAGATTTAATTATAGAGCAACTTCGTATATATGGTCAAGATGTATACTATATTCCTCGTAACATTGCTTCAAAAGATTCTATTTTAGGTGAAGAAGATTTCTCAACTTTCGATGATGCATACTTGATAGAAATGTATATTGAGAATGTAGATGGTTACGAAGGGCAAAAAGAACTGATGTCTCAGTTTGGTTTAGAAATAAGAGATGAAACAACATTTATAGTTTCAAGAAGAAGATGGGAACAGTTTGTATCACAAGACTCAAACCTTACCACAAGCACTAGACCAAATGAAGGAGATTTAATTTATTTCCCTAAAGGCAAAAGATTATTTGAAATAGGTTTCGTAGACCATGACGATCCTTTTTATCAAGTCCATAATTTACCAACATATAAACTCAAGTGTAGAACATTTGAATATGGTTCTGAAGACTTTGATACTGGTATTAGTGAAATAGATGGTATAGATGATGCGTTAAGCATAGACTCTATGCAACATCAATTTACTATGGAGCAATCAACTGCTCAAAACGAAAATATTACAATACAACATGCTCAAGGAAGTTATGGTGTATTATTAGAAGAAACTGATGGTGATAACATCACTATGGAAAATGACTCTACTTCAGTTGGTGAAAGTATATTACTTGAAAATGATACTGACGCAGATGATTCTGATTACTTGATACAAGAAGACTATATAGTAGGAGATGGTGTAAACGATAAGTCTGCACAGAATGCTATATTTGATACACAAGATGATAATGTATTAGACTTTACAGAGTCTAACCCATTCGGAGATCCAGGAGTAAATGAATAATGTTAGGTAATAGACAATTTTATCACGAAACAGTAAGAAATATTGTAGTGGCATTTGGTACACTATTTAATGACTTGCACATCGTGAAGAAAAATAGTAGTGGAAGAGTTACACAATCTATGAAGGTGCCATTAGCATATGGACCAAAACAAAAATGGTTAGGAAGGTTAGACCAAGATGCTAATTTAGATAGCAAGGTTGCTATTACACTTCCTAGATTAGGATTTGAAATACAAAACTTACAATACGATCCTACTAGAAAGTTAAATCGTGTACAAAAGTTTAAAAAAGTAAAATCAAGTTCAAGCGATTCTAGTAAATTAGATACACAATATATGCCAGTTCCTTATAATTTAAACATACAATTATATGCTATGGCGAAACAATCTGATGATGCATTACAAATAGTTGAACAAGTATTACCATTCTTTCAACCAGACTATACATTAACAATTAATGATATGGCAGATATGGGTGTCGCAAGAGATATTCCTATTGTATTAAATGGTATTGACTATGAAGATAGTTACAAAGGCGATTATGGTGAAAGAAGAGCAATTATATACACATTAGACTTTACTACTAAATTCTTTCTATATGGACCAGTTACCTCTAGCAAGGTTATTAAAACTGTTCAAGTCGACCAATATACAGATTTACCTGATACTGCTCCGAAAAGAGAACAAAGGTATTCTGTTACACCTTCGCCAACAACTGCTGATGCCGATGATGACTTCGGATTTAATGAAACAGTATCTTTCTTTGAAGATGCTAAAAACTTTGATGAGGAAAGTGGCACTGACAAATAGGACACATTATGAGCACTAAAGATATATTAAATGAAGCATTGAATATTGATGACAAGTCAGAGTTAATCACAAAAGATGAAACCATACCTGTTGTTCCAAGACCTAAAGAAAACTTGGAAGATATGGATGCTGACTACAAATATCAAAGAGAAAATTTTTATAATTTAATTGAACGAGGTTCGGATGCTATCGAAGGTATACTAGATCTCGCTCGTGAGTCTGAACATCCAAGATCTTATGAAGTTGCTGGTCAACTTATTAAACAAGTTGCTGAGGTAACTGAAAAACTTGGCGACCTTCAAACTAAAATGAAGAAGTTAAAAGAAGTTCCTAAAGATGCACCACAGAATGTGACCAACGCATTGTTTGTAGGTAGTACAAAAGAATTACAAAAGATATTAAAAGGCAAACTTCAAGAGATAGATGATGTCGACAACAAAGGCAAGTGATAATCAATATTTAGGAAATCCTAATTTAAAAAAGACTAATGTTCCCTTTGAGTACACTGAGGAGCAGGTTGCCGAATACGCAAAGTGTATGCAGGATCCAGTATACTTTATAGAAACATATATGCGTATTGTTTCTCTTGATGAAGGTCTTGTACCATTTAATATGTACAACTTTCAAAAAGAAATGGTTGGTACATTTCACAACAATCGTTTTACTATCTGTAAACTTCCTAGACAGTCAGGTAAGTCAACAACAATCGTAGCATATCTCTTACACTATGTTCTATTTAATGAGAATGTAAATGTTGCTATTCTTGCAAACAAATCATCAACTGCTAGAGATATATTAGGCAGACTTCAATTAGGATATGAACATCTTCCTAAATGGTTACAACAAGGTGTTATATCTTGGAACAAAGGTAGTCTTGAATTAGAAAATGGTTCAAGTATGTTGGCAGCATCTACTTCTGGTAGTGCGATTCGAGGTGGTTCATTTAACATTATTTTCCTTGATGAGTTTGCTTATGTACCATCTAATGTTGCTGAAGAATTTTTTAGTTCTGTATATCCTACTATATCATCTGGTAAAACAACAAAAGTAATGATAGTATCTACACCACATGGTATGAATATGTTTTACAAACTGTGGACGGATGCTGAAAATAGTAGAAACGATTATATTCCACTTGAGGTGCATTGGTCTGAAGTTCCAGGAAGAGATGAGAAGTGGAAAGAAGAAACAATTCGTAATACATCAGAACAACAATTTAAGACTGAGTTTGAGTGTGAGTTCTTAGGTAGTATTAATACACTTATTAATCCAAGTAAATTAAAAACTCTAACATATCATGACCCAATACAAACTAATGCTGGGTTAGAATTATTTGAACAACCTATAAAAGATAAAACATATATGCTAACTGCTGATGTAGCACGAGGAACTAACAACGACTATTCAGCATTTTTAGTATTTGATGTGACACAAGTTCCATATAGGGTTGTTGCTAAATATCGTGACAATGAAATTAAACCTTTGATGTTCCCTCAAAAAATACACACTGTTGCTCAAGCATATAACCAAGCATTTGTATTAGTAGAGGTAAATGATATAGGAGAACAGGTAGCAAACGCATTACAGTTTGATTTAGAGTATGACAATTTAATGATGGCATCTATGCGTGGTCGTTCAGGTCAAGTTTTAGGTGGTGGATTTTCAGGTGGTAGAGCACAATTAGGAGTTCGTACCACTAAAGCAGTTAAAAGAGTTGGATGCTCTAATTTAAAACAATTAATTGAAAGTGATAAAATTATTATTCAAGATATTGATACAATAAGTGAGTTGTCTACATTTATAGTAAAGGGGAAATCTTGGGAAGCAGATACTGGTTGTAATGACGATTTAGTTGCTTGTTTATTCTTATTTGCTTGGTCAATAGACCAAACATATTTTAAGGAACTTACTGATAGCGATATTCGTCAGAGAATGTTTAGAGACCAACAAGAACAATTAGAACAAGATATGGCACCATTTGGGTTTATTGATAATGGTATAGATGAACCAGATGTTCAAGTTGATGAGTATGGTACAAAGTGGACTACTGTACAAAGAGATTATAAGAGTGATTGGTAAGCAGTATCCATTAACTCATTATCTATCTTTATCTTACAGTTAGCACATACTATAAAAGAATCGTTGATTAATTTTTCTACTTCTTTCCTACTTTCAACATTCATACCAACTCGTTTTATCTTATTTCTTATCTCTTTATCATGTGGATGAAACTTTAAACAAGCAATTTCATTTTCATCACAATATTGACATTTAGTATTTTCTAAATACTTACTCAAAGATGAAACTCGTTTATGATAGTTTCTTTTTGAAACTCTTTTGATAGTTTCTTTATATTTTTCATAATGTTCATTCATAAATCTATTTATATTCTTTTTGACTTATAAATTAGATTATTGAAAGTTGTCAATTTATAAATAAAGTGACAAAGTAATATTTAATTAATTTTAGGAGTAAACACTATGGGATTTCAAGTCTCGCCTGGAGTCCAAGTAAAAGAAATTGATTTGACGAATGTTGTTCCTGCAGTTGCAACTTCGATCGGTGCGTCTGCTGGTGCCTTTGAAAAAGGTCCAGTTAATTCTCCAACTCTTATAACCTCTGAAGAAGAGTTATTAAGAATATTTGGAAGACCCCAAAATACAAGTAATCAATTCGAATCTTGGTTCACAGTGGCAAACTTTTTAGCATATACAGATGCTTGCTTCGTTACTCGTGCAGAATCTGCCATCACCAACGCAGGTGCTACTGGTGGTGTTCTTATTCGTGACGATGAACACTATGAAAATAGTTTTAATACTGGACAAGGTTCAGTAGGTGAGTGGGCAGCAAGAACTGCTGGTACTCACGGAAATTCATTGGGTGTTTCTATATGCCCTTCGGGAACTGCATATCAACAATCACTTGGTGCTAACAACTTAGTAAACCAAAACGATGTAGCAGTTGGCGACAATGCAATTACAGTAGATAATGCTGACGAATCTGGTTTCGCTATTAATGTAGGTGATATGTTATCATTCTACAGCGATGCTAACTATACATCACCAGTAGATAACTTTAGAGAATATGAAGTTACTGCTGTAAATACAACCAGTAATGTCATAACACTTAGATTAAAAGATAACCCAGACGGAGTAGGATTTCAAACTGCTATTCCTGACAACTCGTTCGTATTAAGAAGATGGAAGTTCTATGATTTATTTACTAGTGCTCCAGGAACTTCAGCATATGCGACTCAAAATGGTCGTGGTACTGGTGACGAAATGCATGTTGTTGTTTATGATACTACAGGTGATATAACTGGTAACGACAACGATGTTGCAGGGCAAAACCAAAGTTCTGTAATTGAAACATATTCTAACTTATCTAAAAACTCATCTGCTAAATCACCACAAGGTGATAGCATTTATTATGCTGATGTAATTTTTAGACAATCTGCTTTCATTTATTGGATGGATCATAACTCAGCAGGTACAAACTGGGGAACTGATACAACTTCTGCTTACACAGCAGTAAACACTCCAACATTAACTACACTTTCTGGTGGTACTGACGATTATGCAGTAACTGCTGGTGAGATGCAATTATCATTTGAAAAATATCTAGACTCAGATAACATTGAAGTAAACTTACTTCTTGGTGGTTCATCAAGTTTAACTACTGATAGTGCTGCTGGTCAAGATACTTTTGTAACAATGATTACAAATATAGTAGAAACAAGAAAAGATTGTGTTGGTTTTGTTTCACCTTATCGTTCTGCAACAGT